ATCCACTTACTTTAAATCTAACATCAATTTTATCTACATCATCAAATTGAATATGTGATCTGTTATTTGCATCTGTATAAGTATCAAAGATGTGTTCGTTTGCTGTAAGATTTCCCATCTTAACCCAAAAAGATACAGTAGCTTTTTTCTGACTTGTTGGTGTTCCTGCTGTTCTATATATTCTAGTTGATGCCATTAGTTAAACTGTCCTGAGTTATTAATTCCTACTGTTATTGTTATACTGAAAGCTCTGTCAGCTGTTTGACCCTGAGCGTCAGTTGCTCGAATAGTGAAACTATACGTAGTCTCTGAAGTTGCACCACTCTCTGTACCTGATATCACACCTGATGAAGTATTTAAAGATGTTCCTCCAGGTAATGTTCCTGATTGTACTCCAAAAGTCGTAGCGTTTGTTGCTGCTACTGTATACGAAATTGAAGATCCTGCAGCGTTTGATCCTAAAGATCCAGCAGCTGTAGTCCATGCTGGAGCGTCTGAAACTGTTAATAATGCAGAAGATGATCTTACGGCATTACCATCATTATTTTCAACTCTGATAAAATAAGTGCCATCAACTGGTAAAGTAAAGTTAGCTACAATTGTTGTTGAACTTGTAAAAGAAACTGTGTCTGCTCTTGTAATTGCACCTGTAGAACTAATCGCTTCAACTGTAGGAACAGATACAAAGTTTGTTCCTGTTATAGTTACAGCTGTTTGTGTATTCTCAATTACGCTTGGGTTAATAGCTGATATGGTTGGTTTAGTTTCACCAATTGTAACAGATCCACCTAAAGATACAGCTGATCCATTTATTGTAATAGAAGAGTTTGCAAGGTCTACGTTTTGTATAGAACCATCTGGATATGTAACTGTAGCGTTTGTTAAATTTAAAGTAGCGCCTGCTGGGACTGTAATCGTGTCACCATTCTCACCAGCTTGTAATGCTGTTCCAGATTGAGGTATTATTTTATCTACTTCTATTTGACTCATTATATAATTACCAACGTCCCTGTTACCGTAACATTACCTGATACTGTTACTGGTCCAGCTAAAACTCCAGACTCCATTGTTTGTGTATCAGATATTGTTGCTGAATGTGTATTAACATATGTAGATGCTGTCATGCCCGCTGACGGTGCTCTCTTTGCAGGGTATGTACAGAAAACAGTTTTTGTTCCAGCGCTAAAATCAACTTTATTATCTGAGTTAGAAGAGGAGATAACGGTATCTCTTGAAAGTGTATCAGTGCTTGCGTCAGTCACTGTACCAATACCGACTTCAAATTCAGAAGTTCCGTCGTTAGCTATAGCGTAGAACGTACTATTAGTATCGCCAATACCAGTTACAAAAGTTTCGAAACCTGTTTCAGTTCCTGTTAAACTAAATGTACCTGTACCAGTCGTAGTACTAGTCTGTTTAACTCTATCGTTAAGTACAAAAGCCATTCTTTAATCCTTTACTATTACGCGTTACCGATTCTTAATATCGCGTTTGATGAATCATTTGTAGGGAACTGAACAACAAAGTCTCCGTTAGTTGCAGTTTTGTTTCCTCCAAAATCTAACACCATTACTAGCTCGTTTCCTCCGCCAGTTGTTTTGTAAATAGCAGCTCCCGCAGCAGTCAACGTAACAGATGAAAAAGTTAAGTCAGAAAAATCTATAAAAGCTATGTTTGATGAAACACTTACACCAGAATTAGTTAGAGCATTTCCACCAGCTGTATAGTTTGTTCCTGAAGAACTAACTTCACCATTACTTGTTCCAGCTAAATAAACTGTTGATGACGCGCTGTAAGAAGAGATACTAGTATACAAAGCAAGTTTAAAAGCGTTTCCTCCGTTACCAGAAGTATCGAAGTTGAATGTTCCTTTGAACAATCCAGTTTTAAACGAGTCAGGTACTATATTTGCCATATTTTATCTCCTATTGTGATGGGTTAACTGATTTGAGTGGAGTACGAATAACACCATCTTCATATTCGCCTCTGCGTCTACGACCTTGTTGTTCGATCGCGTACGTTTCAATAGCTCTTTGATAAGCCTGCGTGTAGTATTGTATCATATCTGCAGGACCTTTCAAGTATCCATACGCTTCTACAAGAGAACCGTATAAAAGTAAATCTTGATATTTGTTTGATAAATAAGTGCCACTACCGCTTACAGAAGAATCTGTGAGGCTAGTTGGTGACTTAATATAAGCCAATGTTATCTCGTATGATGCATTTGGAGTAGGGGCCACAACCCAAAAATTAGCATCCCAGTTAGCATAATACTTTGGAACACCTGAAGCTGTGCCTGGTGTATTATAGTATTCTGCCATAAAGCTTGTATCTCTTTGATCTAGAAACTTTTGTTTATTACCATCTGTAGAATCTTTGATTTGCACATATCTTATAATTCTAAGATCTGATGGTATAGTTACAAATCTATTTCCACTTGTTGTAGTTGATGTTGCATAAAATCTATCAGCATCAGAATCTACAGCTCTATAAATTTTGTTTTCTGCGTTTCTAATAATTGTGTTTATTACAGAAGTTGACAATACAGAAGTATCTACTTCTGTGTAATTTCTAATATCATCTTGTAAGTTTGTAAGTGTGTATGCCATTATTTTACTACCGTTACTGGACCTGCAGATGCAGAACCACCGCCTCCTGAAACTGTTTTGTTCGCAGAATTACCTGAATCAAACGTATAATTATTATCATCAGTTTTTGTAATTACATAACCAATAGCTAAATTTATAATAGCTGGTGTTATGTTTGAAACTCCTTGTGCATCTCTAAATCTAACTCTATCACTTGTAGATCTACCATGATTAGGTTCGTTTACTTTAATTATTTGAGATGAACTTGTTGTTGTAAATGCATTTAAAGGTAATAATCTTGGAACAGCTGTTTCTGTTCTAGCTGGTCTTGCATTTAATAATCCTTGTGGGTCAGATCCTTTTGGTTTTGGATCTAATTGTGGTTGTTTTGGTTCATACTCTGATGTGTGAACTAACATACCATTCCATTCTTTTACCATTTCTACGTATGGAAACTCTAAACCAGATCTATCTGATATTGCTTTTGAATGTTTACCTTTTGCAAATGCCATTATACTCCATCTCCATAAAATGTTTGTGGTGTTATAAACGTAGAAGTTCTTTGACCATCTTCATCTAACGCTCTTTTAAACTCATCTTCATAAATTAATTTGTTTGCTTGAACCGTTTCTGGTGAATATTTTAAACTTAAATAGTAAGATAATCCTGCAGTCATGCAAGGTATAAATCTATATACTACATCTGATTCATTTGTATACGCGCCAGCATCTTGTATTCTAGCTACATAGAAAAATTTTAATTGAAAGTTAGATCCTGAAAAAGAAGAACTTGGTGTTTGAAATAAAAATATACTAGGTGCTACAGTTCTTTGTACATAATATTGTGATGGTGTACCTTTTGATAATTTATTAGCTAATGCAGCGTATGCTGATCTATCTATTTTAGTTAATGTAGTATCAACTGGTGCTGTAGCTGTAGTATTGTTTCTTACAAAAGCTTCTAATACATCACTTATATCTTGTGGAAAATTAGTATTATCATTTGCAAAATTATACTCTGCTTGACCTTCTACTAATGGAACTGTTGCTTGTTTTACTTTCCAAAGGTGTACACCTCTGTTTCCCCATTCGGAAAACATTATATTTAAAGAACGTCTTGCGCTTTTTAATTGATAACCAGTACGATTACCACGCATTCCTGTTCTTTCAAATGCTTCTTCAATGATCTCGTCGATCGGAAGATCGAACGATGTAGTTCCAGATGTAGCCATCTAACCTCCTACTTATCTATCAGGAAAGTTGCACCTGCAATATTTGTAATAGTAGAAACTTTCATTCCGCCTGGAAAAACTACACCATCTTCTGGTATGTTGAATGCAAAGACATCACCGCTTGGACAGTCTCCTTGAAATAAAGTTGCACTACTAGTGTTGTCTTGTAAAATTACAGTTCCTGCTCCACCACCATCAGATGCAAGAATTAATCCTCTTAATCTTGTTCTTCCTGCGAAGACTGTTCCAGTTCCTGTAACTCTTACTGCTTTTACATCACTTTTCATCTTATATTTTTCTCCTTATGGTGCGGGTGAGTATCAAGATCAAAAAGTCTCGAAGTTTCTCACCCACATAATTATTATGAACTTGCTATGTTTCCACCTGTGTCTACTCTTTTCCAGTTTGATCCATCTGAAAAAGCATAGATAGCAGAACCAGCAGCTCCATTATCGACATAAATTAAAACGCCTTCGTTTTCAGTTGCATCTAGAGTGTTAGTTCCATCTGTAACTGTTGATGTGCTCGCAAACGAATAAGTGTTTTTTCCACCTTGTTGCGTATCACCTGCGTTTTTATTTGGTCCACCAATAAATCCATTAAGGGAAGTTACTGGTCCTTTAAATGTAGTATTTGCCATGTTTATATCCTCCTAGTTTTGCGAACATAGTCTCTAGGCCGTCGACTGTACTCGTCTATGTTCTTTTAATTATACAGTGTCAAGAATATACTCTTATTTTAAATAGAGCGCAAGAGATTACGTAGTGAAAGTCGTCTTTCTAAATGTAGCTTTTTATTACGTAGCTACTGAAACGCTGGGTGCAGCATCGTCAATTTTATTAGCAAGATTTGCTAACTTAGCTTCTTCTTGCTTAATTTGATTAACAACTTCTCTTATTTTGTTGTCAATCCTGACCATATCCAAAGTATATCTTTGGTGATCACGCTGCTGGACTGCCCACTCTGTCTCGAGACCCCTCTTCGTTTTGTATAGGTCCCTTATGTGCGTTTGCATTATTAACCTCCTCATAGGTTATCCAAACTTTGGACTTATTAGTAAATCCATCTTTTTCCCAGATAATATCATTTTTGCCTAGTTTGTCAACTAGTGTATTTTCAAAAGATTCGCTGTTGTCCTCACAGCTAATTTCGAAATTTGCATAATATCCGTAGGCTCTGATCTGTACTCTGAAATCCATATATACCTTTTGCTTTTAAAATGGGGCGCTTTTAGGGCGCCCCATTAAATTATTTAGATTACGCTCCTGGTGATCCGAAGATACCTCTAGGGTCTGAGAATCCAAATGAATATCTCTCTCTAGCTTTGTATCTAACGTTTCCAGTATCGAAGTCACCTTCCATAGCAGTTTTGATAGGTGCTCTTACGAACATCTTCAAACCGTTAGGCACGTCTGTTTTGATAAAGAACGCATCGCTATCTGTTAAGAAGTGATTGATCACATAACCTTGTGGAATCATTCCCATTGCAGCGATTGCATTGATATCATTATCAGCTGTACCAGTTCTACCTTGAGACTTCATTAATCTTTCCGCTGTAAATTGTAATTCACTTGGAATGATCATTTTTACGCCTCTAGCAGCAATCTTAAGACCTCTCTCGTCAGTCATCTGAGCGATGTCAATCATAGATTGTTCTAAAGAAGTTTCGTTTAAGTCAGCACTTGTGCTTAACTCATTTTTGAAACTTCCCGCTAATGTAGGGTGGTCAGTTGCGCATAACTCTTTACCGTCTCCGCCTTTGAAGCTTGAGTCGAATGCATTGTTAAGAACGTTTGCAGCTTTCACTTGTTTTGTGTTAGCCATCGATCTTGCTAATGCTTTTGTATATCTAGACGCAAGTCTGTCATACAAGTTGTCTTCGATCGCTTCTTCTGTGATAGCGAATGCAAGAGCTATTGTTTCGTGTTGGTAACGAGATGTGAAAGTCTCCTGTGCATCATCGAATGATACTCCAGAACCTTCTGCTTTAGTCTGCGCATTTCCGAAACCAGATAACATTACTTCTTCTTCAAAAGCTCTGTCACTGTTTTCTGTGTCGTAGATTTCAGCGTGCTCGTTATCGTATCTTTTATACTCCAGGCCGAATAGTGCATTCAATCCTGGCTCTAGTTCTTTAACTAGTTGTTGTCTTGATATTGCCATAATTTATTCTCCTATTATATGCCTGTTGCTAAAGATCCAACTAAGTACTGATGCAAGTTAACTTTTACGATAACTGAACAGTTCGCAGCTGTTTGATCTTGGTTTTCAACGTCCTCTGCAATTCTAACCATTCTCAATTGTTTTGCAGTTGTTGCTGCAGTTGAGATGCCTAGTCTTAAAGAAGATCGTCCGTTTGTGTCGTCACCTGCTGAAGCAGTTGTTGCATAAGTTAATCCGATTTTGGATTTTCTTAATGCCAACGTGCCTCCAAGTGTAGCGTCTGTTGCAATGATGTATTCTTGAAAAGGATCATCATTCACGAATGCTGTTACGTCTTCACTATTCGCTGGAGTTGTCGCTGCTTTGTAGAAGTTACTAAAAGTTGGTTTTAAAGTTGTAGCATCCGTAAATGTTACACCATTTAAAGTTCCAACCATAGCAGTTCCGGCAGCGGCTGTTACGATATATCCACCTGTTGAGGCGCTTATATC